GTCTTTTCTGCTGAACTTTTTCTCGGACTGGCCAGGGTTTGAGTGGTGTTACTATCCGAGCTTCTACTACCTTGGGTAATGGCATTAAGCCTAGCAGCTTGAGTAGTTCTTGTGTAAATGGCGCTGGTTCCGTGTCCACAGAATCCACCTATTTCGTGTTCATGTGTTCCCGGAACCTTGCCTCAGCCTCCAGCAACGAGTAGTTAATCCGATCGACGGCTGAATCGTGGTGCGCACCCCCCGCCGAGTCCTGCCGCACATCCTTCAGGTAGCCGAGGAATATCCAGCCTTCCGCCTCGGTCAGTTCCTTCCCGGTGCGGAGGTTGAACATATCCACAGTCTTCTTCATACTACGCTCCCCATCTGGAGAGTCGTAGGCTTTACCTCGTTCCGCCAAGATTCTTGCGGCCTCGGCCAGGAAACTCTCAGCTGTATATTCAAGCATTTTCGTGATCCTTATTATAGACAAGATGTAGGTCAGACCCGCGTTGAACAAGACTTACCCAACCGGCGCGGATCAGTCCGGTTATGGCACCCTCCAGATCTCGAGCTTGGGGGAAAGCGTTGTGGAGGATTTTGAAAGCTTGGGTGTAGGAAGCGTCCCCCATCGAGCGAATGTAGTCAAGCAACTTATCAACCTCAACAGCCTCTGCAGTTTTGCCGACGTGTGCGAAGACTTTATGATACCCGGCTTCGGTTGCGGTGAGAAGTACGTCTGCGAGTTCTAGGTCGGCCTTAGTCAGGACAAGCTGGTCACGTTGAGAAGCTGCGAGAATCATTGCGAGTTTGTGTAGGTGTGTTTGTTTGCGAGCGAGATAAACTGACAGCCACTCCTCTTTCCAGCTGGAGGAGACCATTTTCCAATGCTTTTCGTACCAGACTTCTCCCCAAGCACGAGCCTCCGCGTTGAGTTCATACTCCCCGCAAAGTGTAACCGCGATGTGCTCGAGGTCCTGAGTCAGCTTGCTGATTGTTTCCGCGCGTTGAGCTGGGAAGTTGTACTTCGGATAGGCTATGAAGCGTTCCTTGGTATCTGCGAAGACGAAGACGCAGCGGGCCGTGAAACCTCCACCAACAATCCCTGCGTGCATGTTGCTGGCAATCCAATTCGGTGTGGTGCAGCCCAGCATGTTGATCCACGGACCCTCGACGATATCGCAGCCACTTGACTTGGTGTCCTTGCGCAGAGACTTGCGGCCGTCCCAGAGGTCGATGAAGAGGTTGACCATCTCCTTATTCTGAAAGTCGATGAGGTTGCCGAACTCGCTGGAGCAGAGATTGAGTGGGGACATCGGGTAGTGCTCTTCTTCGAACTCATAAGTTTCACAGGCATTGGCGAAAGAGGTGACGAGTGACTGCCAGGTTACCACGTCGGGACCGAACTTGATCCCAGGGATTTCCTTGAGAAAGGACTCCGCGAAGCCAGCCGTGGTACTCTTTGACACGACTCCGGGAGGTGCAACAAAGATGATGAAGAAGTTGGGAACCCAGCGAAACGCTACCTGATCCATCCAGACTCGCTTGCGCAGGACTCCCGCCAATGCCCACACTCCAGCCCAGAAGTGCATTAACCGAGGCGCTTCGGTGTGTGAAGCAAAATCCACATAGGCGTCCAGCCACGAGGGGAAGTTGCGTTTATAGGTCATGATCTGGTCCTGTACTTCCAGTTATGCCACGCGATGAACGGGGTCTTGCCGCGACCCCGCTCCAAACAGTCTGATTGAGGGTAGTAACCGCAGAACCAATAATTCTTGATGCGCCAGATCTTTGGTTTCACGAGCAATCTCCCCAGCTAATCACACTCGTCTTCATGCCGGTCGGGATGATCAGCGGATCATCATAGGGAATCACAATCCGGCTGACCTCCGCGATCCCCGCCTTACACTCCTCGGCCTTCGCCGTTGGAAACTGGCCCACCAGAGAGTCATGCACCTGGATCAGTACCTGCGCATCCGGCACTCCTTCCCAGATCGCCACCCAGATCTTGTTGATGTAGATGCCAACGGTTGACTGAGGTATCCACGCAAGAGCTTGCGGGAGAGCGCGATCCAGCCGATCGAAGATGTGCCAGCGATAGCCGAAACGATTCTCCACGAAGCGGTGTTTCTGGATCTGCTCCAGGGTGCGATCGTGCCAGTGTTTGATTCCTGGGTGGGCGCCAAACCAGATGCGTTGAGAGCGGTCCACTTCAGCTACGGTATTACCCGTTGCAGCTGCGATAGTGCGCGCACCTCCACCATAGTTTGACGCATGGCAGAAGACCTTAGCGAACTCCCGCTTGTGCTTGCGCGGCCCTCTGTGGTCTGGATACTTCGGATGCATCTCAACCAGTTCCTCGAGCGGCGGCGGCTCCCTGCCTTCCAGTACGTAGGCGTTGAGCAGGTGGATGTCTGCTCCCATCCGCAGTGCGGCCTTGAGCATGGCGTCATCTGCCTCCCACACCACGACCTGCAGGTCAGCCCGGTCCAGGTCCATGTCGAACATGGTGTAGCCTGGGTCTGGCACGTACATGGAGCGCATGTTGGGCAGCTTAAACGTCATGCCTCGGGCAATGGCTTTGCCAGCTGATTTCGACTTGTCCGACGGAATGTTCTGGAAGTTGCACCCCCCACCAAATGCGTTCTTGGAGGAGCTCAGTCGGTAGGTGTAGGGAGCAGACTTACCACTGTCGCTACCAGCAATGTTGAATGAACTCCGCATCCGACCGTCCAGATCTACCTGAGCTTGGATGAAGGTGGAGATGAAGACCTGGAGTGTCCGCACATCAGCAATTGCATTGACGATTGGCTTGAGCAGTGGCTCCCGCTTGGCGATGGTCTGTAGGGCCTCGTCGTCGCAGGTCACGTGCATAGGGGCTCCGCGCTTGGGCCTGGACATGACAGGAGGCTGAGCCAGTCGGCGGTAGAACAAGTCCTGCATCTGTGGGGAGGAGGCTAGGTTGAGTTCCTGTCCCAGGACCTTCTTCAGCCAGGACTTGCGGGAGTCGATCTCCGACTGGATTTCATAGGCGAGTTGCTTCCTCCGAGTCTCATCGACCCGGACGCCAATCTTCATCGCCTCCAGTACCGGCCAGAAGAGTTTCTGCTGGAAGGCATCGACCTCGGTCAGGTTGAGTTCCTTCAGAACGCGAAGTTCCTCCTCCCCAACCTCCCTCGTGCGAACACAGTCTACGCAGTTGTATTCCCACAGCTTTTCTTCCGGCTGGTTCGGCTCCCAGGTCTTGCCGTCGTCTTTCCAGTAAACGTAGTGTGGGCTGTACATTGAGGACTGAAACGCGAGAGACTTGGGGAGGGAGACGAACGCTGTGTGGTGGGAGATCATTGTATCCTGGGCACCGCGAGGAACGAAGTGCCAGTGACGCCAGGTGTATTGTGCATCGTAGAGGCCGTTCTGCCACCGCACTGCAACGTTAGGGTGGAGAAGAATGTCCCGGACCATGCGCAGGATGGAGGCCTCTTCCACCACCGACCAGTAGCCGAAACGGCTCTCCACACACATGAATGGGATGCAGAGGGCCGAGGTCCTGGACCAGGACAGGCCCAGGCAGGCGATGTGTCCAGCGCGCGTCTCGAGGTCAACCTCCACCCACACCTTCTCCCCACGCTGACCCTGTGCGCAGTCGAGCTGGTGGAGGAGGTGTGAGCAAGCGTTGCAGACTTCCTCGAACGTGGGGCGAACGGTGAAGTTCCAGTCGGGAAGGTTCTGGTAGATACGACTGCCCGATTCCCGCTTCGCCCGCTTGAGGTCTTCGATAACCTGAGGACGCAGCTGCCATTGTGCGAGCACCCAACTCGGCGGGTAGGTTGGGATGACCTTGGGAGCTGGATCTGTGCCGTTGCCGAGTTCGGCTGGTCCTGGGCCATACGACATGCGGAGGTGACTACCCCTCCACTTCGTAATGGATTCGGCTCCGGTCAGCAGCCAAGTCGGGATGGTGTCGAGGGGGACGATGACGTTCGGCCTGACCAGGGCGATCTCTTTCAGCAGGCGACTATACCCAATAGCCACCGGGGAGCGCACATACTTTCCCTTGAGCATGGTGTGGTCTGAAGTCACATCTCCCTTGCGGTAGGCGATCATGCTGTCGAGGCGACCGCCGTAGGGCTGCGAGTTCAGGACGTTGGTAAGGTAGCATTCACTGCGCAGTATCCCGGCGTCCTGCAACA